TGTGGATAACTTATCGTGTAATGGTTTCAATTGAACCCCACCCTTCTCGAAGGATAATGTGCTTTGCCCTTTGTAATCGTCGATAGTGATCAATCACGACGACGCTCGGGGCTGGAAATTTACGGTTCACCTGAACCTCCAGCAATGATGCTAATTGTGTGTCAAACACAATCAATCTGGTTTCTAAACCCAATCGCTCAGCCAAATTAAGCCAAACTTTTCGGTGGGTGCTAATCGTGTGAGTACCGTCAGCGATCAAGTCCTGACCTGCTTCAACAGCTGTAACAGCCTTTTGGCGCAATAGATACATGTAACGCCCGACGTCTAGATCACGATTGACTCGTACTGCCTCGGTGTTGTAAATGTATTCAAGCCCTGTTTTGTTAGCTGCTACCCATGTTGATTTGCCAGCACCAGGCGCACCCATAAGCACTGTAATCATTGGTGACCCCAACCCTTACCCTTAAACACAATTGCTGGTGAGCTGTAAATCTGTCGCATCATAAAGCCGCAACAATACGGTGTTGTGTGTTCAGCTAGTTTTTCTGTAATCTCATAACTGATACTGCACGCAATACATTGATACTCATAGGTTGGCATTTGTCCCACCGATCTGTGCAACACCCATGACCTCACACTTTGTGCATTGAATAACCTCCACGCCTTGCGGCAGGTTATCTGTGATCTTGTGTATGACTTGTTTTGTGATTTTCTTACAAACCCGACACTCAAATTGTATGTGCATAATTGCTTTTCCTCAGATTTTCAATAGGTTGCAAATTGAGCTGCGTGACCCACCATGTTGGCTGTTTGGTGTGTCGGTATCGTGGCTTTTGAGCCATTGCTACTGGTATCCAACCAGCAATGTAATAATTTGGTGCTTGACCTGTGACCAGCACAGCAATGTCTGTTGCTCGATCACTTTCATAGACGATCAGCTGACCCAGCTCGTATTTTGTCCAGCGCACCTCAATGCCTGCACCCACGTCCGCCTTGACTTTGTATTTGTCCTCAAATGGGTCAAAGCGCAGATCAAAGTATTTGGCAACAGCCCACTCAGCACCAATTGACTCACCCATTTGTGCCAGTTGTTCCATGTAAGACGGCGCGTCATAGCGCAACGGCAACAAACCATTGTGTGTATCTGATTTTTTCACTGACGCGACCATGCACAAATTCATTTCGTTTTGTGTCAGTTTGATTTTCACCGACAACCACCGCAAAACCAAATGACCTTTTCGTGCTTGTCATAGCCTTTTTGATAGCCAAATGAGTCAAGCTTTGTGATCTGTGAGCATTTGTCACATTGCTCTACTTTGTATTCAGCTACGACTTCACCATTACAAAGCAGCTTGCACATCATTGTTTTAACGTCGATCATCTCCATGTAATCGCTCATAAATGCAACCTGTCCTCACACTTTTTACAAAACCAAACAACCAAACCGTCCTCTCGGTCGTATTCGTTGACTTGGCTGAAATCGTCGCATTGCGTGCAATTCTCTACGCCGCCGTATCCACTGAAACTGTAAATCTTGCCGTCGGTTGCTTTGTAAATGTCTTTTGGGTTTATCATGGCAAACGCACCACCCATTGCCCTGTGCTGCCTAATTGATACCAAACAGGCTCACACTGATTTGCTTTAGCTTTCTCCGTGCAGAAATACCCGCCCCAAGCTTTACCAGTTTTGGCTGACTCGCCTGTTTTCCAGACGCGTGTGCCATGGTCGCAGCGTGGCTTTTCCTCGACCAGTTGACCGCCCAATTGGTTTGCGATCTCGTCAATTGATGAACCCAGCGACGGTATACCAGATTGCTCAGCTTCTGCTGCTGTGGCGTAACTAGGCACGTCGCCGTGCTTTGTTGTCCAATAGTCATAATCAGCCTTGACATCAGCTGTGGCAACCTTTGTTGATAGCTTCTCGACCTGTTCCATTGTTTCGCGAGTTGCCTTTTCTGTCCCGCCCATGACCAACGCCATGACGCGCATAAGAGCTGAGGTCGTAGTGTCCTCGACATACCAGCGTTTCATGTTTGGGTTGTAAGCTGCAATAAAGCCGTATGCATAATCAATGCCTGCTGGCTCGATCTCTGTCTGATTGCGCCAAGCTTTAGCCTGTACGAGTATGTAGCCTTTCTCAGCATTGAACTCGACAATGTGTGCCTGTAAACGACCTTCTGGGTACGTTGCTATCCAGCGATCTGTGCGCTCTTTGTTGCCCTCGTAGTTATCAAGAAATGCCATTAGTCAGCCACCTTGTTTGAGATGTGACGGCTAATCGCCTTACGACGTGCCATGCCTTCTCGCTTGCCTTCCTTAAAGCCTTTGGCATAACCAGCTGCACCGCCAAGCACCATAAGAAAGATTACGCCAACCAAACGACCCAAAGTCTCTGGGTCTAATAGATCAAGTACCATTTAGAATTCTCCCGATTTCTAGGCGGTAAGTGTTACCACCTGAACTCAGGGTGACGCATCATCGGCGCGCGGTCAAGAACCTTGCGTGTTTGTCGGCGTGTCCTGTGGCTTTTGCTTAGATTTGAGTCCATTGCCAGCCAGCACACCGCCTAGCGAGCCTGTAAGAAAGATCGCAAGTGTTTTAAGCAAGTCAATAAATGCAGCGTCATTGGGTGCTTGTGCCCCAATTGGCTGTGTGACAAAGATCAGTGCATAGGTAATGCCAACGGTTACAACCAAAAACACCGCAGCTAGTGTTGCCCCAATAATCAGGATTAGCTGTGCGTGTATTTCCTCTGGTGATTTGCGACGTGCTGGCTTATCACGGGTCAATGCCAAGTAGGTCGTCAGTGCATGTTCCAGTTGGGAGGCATTGCGGTTTCTGACACTCCGCTTTTGACCAGTTGTCGAATTCTTGACACTCATAGCGCGTCCAGCCTTGATACCCGCAAGCGGACAGGATTAGTGCAAGTGCCCAAACCAACCCTGCCGCCGCAAGTTTCTGGCTACTTCCCCAAGTTGCCAAAACTTTTGTCATTTGGATTAAGCCAGCGCAAGATCACTGGCGCAACAGCTGCTGCACCTGCCATTGCCAATGTCTTTGGGTCAGTCACGCCTGCCATGTATAGGGCAAGTGCAGCTGCTAGAAATGAGCGCGCCCATGAGGCTGCTACGGCTTTTGCTTGTTCCATTTTTTGCTCTCCTTTTTGACTGCGGCTGCTTTTGCAGCTGGTGCATCTACCTGTGGAAATTCGCCCTTGTATGGCACAAATTTAGGTATGCCAAAACCGACGATCTCCTTGCCCTCTCCATACGATCTGACCTTGACCATAACCATGCCACCATTGCGTTGATCGCCTGTCCCAGACGTATTGCCTTCAATGGTCAAACAAGTCTTTGTGTCAATGAGTCCTACAACAATGCCAATGTGTGAAATGCGATCTACGCCGTCATGTGGAAAGTCCATGAAAGCCAAGTAGCCAAGCTGAGGCATAGTTGACCAGCGTTGCATTTCCTTAAATTTATGTGCGCCAACAGCTGTGCCGACAACGCTGTGCATTTTGACACCAGCTTGATCTGCACACCAATTGACAAATGAACCGCACCACGGCAAACCGTCTGCCTTTGTAAATTTGCCATACTTTGTAAGGTTGTCGCCTTCCTCAACCGTACCAACCTCAGCTGCCGCGACCTCAATTAGTCGGGCATTTGTGCCTTGTGGATAACTCATGGCGCGATTGGAAACTCTGCGTCGTCGGCTTTTCCACCTTGTGCTGGTAGATCGCGCAATGCTTGGCGATAAGTTGCCCACGCCACTTTGTCAGTCGGCGCATCTGTGTGCATTGTCCAGTCGGATTTGGCTAATTCGGCATTTCGCCACAATTTGATTTGTTCCCATTTTTGCTCATTTGTTGCATCTGGAAAACTTGGATTGAATTGAAATGTCATTTTATGCCGCCTCATAAGTAAATTGAAAGTTTATTTCATCACTCGTTGTCCAAGTAAAAGGAACAGCAGAACCCACATCAGAAAAATTAGCATAAGTACCGCTTGCATTTATTGCTTTCAAGCTTATAAAAGAATAAGCACCTTGTTCAAGTAAGGCAATACCAGCAAAAAAACCAGCACCAGCATCAGTATAAGCACCAGTGAAAGCAGCTCTATCGTATTTTGCCTCAACAGGTAATGAAAAATTAGGATTACCGCTTACGGACGTTGTTGAACCAATAACAATGTTAAAATCAACGGTAACCGTTTTGCCAATTTGTGAATAACGATAATTTGCTGTGCCATTGCCTATTGTAAAATTGCCGATTGTTGGTGACCATGTTTGCCACGGGAATTGATCTGTTGCGGTTGTCCATTTTAAACCAGTGCTTTCTGCTGAATTGGCAACAAGCATTGTGCCATTTGCGCCCACTGCTAAACGTGCTGGTGTATCAGCCGCGGTTGCGCCAATTAAGTCACCCTTAGCGTCAACAATTGCGTTTTGGATTGCGTTTGTATCATCAGTTGTGACCCATGTGAAATCCATGTTTGTGTTGCTTGCCTTAGATAGCACTTGACCTGTTGTGCCACCTTTAAGATCAACCAATGTGGTGTCAACAGCTTGCCCAAAGACCTCAAAGTCTGCTGGTAAGTCTGTGACTAAATCGGTTGAGGTTGGCATTTGCCAGCCAAAGTTTGTTGTTGGGTTTGCCATGTTGTCTCCTTATCAGACCACTATTGTCGCACGCGCCCAGTCGAGTGTTGGCGACACGCCCGACCAAGTAAATGCAGCTGAGATTTCGTCCCATTGCAAAGCCTGCAATGAGTAAGCCACTGGTGAAATGTTAAGAGTGATCGAGAGTTGGTTGTACGACGCCTGAAATGACCAGCCCTCAACAAAGCCCTGAAAGATACCGCCCATGTTTGCTGGTAGGTCATTGATTGCCAATGCCTCACCCATAAACACGCCAATGAGGTTGTCACGGTCGCTGTCGTCTAGCTCTGGGTTTGTCAGGTCAAACGTGATCTCACTAAAGATTGCCTGCGGTGTTTTGCGCAATGCAAGGTAGAAATTGGCTTGCTGGGTTGCATCAGCTGAGTCGTGCAAGGTTGTTGAAATAATCTGGGACAGCGTGCCGTACTGCAAAATTGAGTCAGC